AGCATATAACGCAATTTTTTTCTTTGTTATTTCTTTAAGTGTTTTGTTTATTTCATTATATAATTTTATATAACAATTACGTATTTTTCTAACAAACATATCTTTTAACATAATATTATTTCGATTCACTATGCCACCCAAATAGAATTCTTTTTAGTGTATGACTACAAAGTCGTGTTTCTTTTTCCTTGTCTAATTTATTTATTACATCCCACAACATCTGAGTCTCTGTCAAAGAAAAAGATCTTTGTATAAAATATTTTTCCACATTTACCACTATTTATTATTCATCATTTTCTGGATTTTCTTTAATAACTTCTGGATCTTCTTCAATATTTTCTGGATCTTCTTCGATAACATCTTCTATTGTTCCATATCCCACCATATCTCTAGCTTCGTCTATAGTTATAATTTCATTTGTGAATAATTCGCTTGCTATTTTTGCATGATCGACAAAATCTTTATATACTATTTCAATCCAAGAAGTCGACGGTAAATTTTCGTCGTCTATTGTATCTTTGTTTATACCAAATTCTTTATCAATTATTGGTAAAAGCAATTCTTCTAATATTTTATGTCCAAATGCAGATTGTCTTGATTTCATTGCTCTTTTAAATTTTTGAATTTGATGTGCAATTTGTAAATCAGTAATACCTTTTGGCTTGAAAAATGCTTCTGGTATTTCACAAGCATGTATAACTTTGCTATCTAATCTATCCAAATACAAATTAATTTGATCCATCATAAATTGAGATTTTATTACATCCACCGACCATCTATCAGTTGATATAAAATCACTATCTTGCTTCTGCTCTATTAAATAATTACCAAGAGTATCAATTCTGTTTTTTATTTTTTCACCAGATTCTCCAGACATTATTTGATATTTATAATGTAACATAGGTTTAATATATTTTTTTAATATTTTAAGTGATATAGCAGATACATCTATCATTGCATCTATTTCATATAGTAATGGTATTATTGTAGATGTTCCGAGAGGAGAATCTTCTATATTATTTTCCGAAAAATGAATAACTTCTTTTATTTCGAGAAATTTAACAATTTTATTAACAACACCCAATGATCCTTTATATTCCATTTCATATTGATATCCGGCAAGTTCTCCTGTTTTTTTATCTATTAATGGAAAAATCAATTTTGGATTTATTTCTTTTATTTTTATTATATTTTCTTTATCATCAAATACTTTTTCCCAATATTCGTTTCCAAAAATATCAACTCGTTTTGCTAAATTGCTCATAATAGAAGAAACAGTATTATTCCAATAAAATAAACCAATATTTCTTAATTTTCTTTTTAAATATTTTTCAATATTTTCATCATTTGCATAAATATCAAAACCAACACCCACAGAAAAAGTAGAACGCATATTTATACACGAATATAATAATGCATTTTTTGAATATCTATCATAATTATCATCAAAGTCTTCAGATGATACAACCTTTAATAAGTTTTCATTGTTTGGTATTTTTGAATCAACACTTTCATATGTTGTAATTATGTTTTTAGAATAACTTCGTTCTTTTATTTTAAGTATTTTGTTTGTATTGGCGAAACACCCATGATTTTCTTCATCTATAAATTCTTTTTCTTTATTCGTCATTATTAATCACTTTCTTTAATTTTGTTATTTTTGTTCTGAGATTATATTCAGAAACATCAGAAATATATCTTATTTCTTTAAATAATTTTTTATTATATAAATACAACATACTACAAGCAGTAGTTAATGTATTTCCCATGCTAGAAATTTCATCTGTAACTTTACTACATATTTCATATGTTTTGTTTATGTTTAAATTCAAACGAGATGATATTATTTTTATCATTGATACAACGTCTGTAAACTTGTGTGGTATATTTAATTCTTTTTTTATGTTATTTACAAGTTTAAAAAATACATTTTTATCACAATCAATATATTTTTTTAAATCAACATACATTCTCATATAATTATATTCTATCATTACTATATAAATTGTAGCCAATATCGAATTAATTTTGTTTCTATTAAATATATATTTTCTTGGTAATTGTCTAATTAAAAAGCATACTCGTTCTTTTATAGAAATAGATAAGCCAAGTTGCGAAGTTATTAATTCTGAAAGTTCTATAACATCATCGATAATTTCATTATTTATTCCAGATATTATTGCTAATTTTAATTTTTTAGAAGATTTTTTAAAATCAATATATCCAGTTAAACCTTTTTCCTTTTTTCTATATGTATTAAGACTATATGCGTCTTTATTATGTTTACCGGGAGACATTATAACTGTGGAATCTACTAATCCACATACAGAACATACCATTTCTCCTCTAATCTCATTTAAAATGTTTCCACATGTGCAAAATCCGTCTCGTCTTTTTCCAAACATTTGTCTCCTGCTAACCCCCTTCTTGTTTTTAATATTTTAGGTTTATTATCATTATCAAAAAATGTACTTTGTGCAAAACTCAAAGAATCTTTTTTATTATCGGCGGTTGAATCACTACCATAATTTCTATATGAAAATGCAGCCAACAATAAACTAACTGTTCTATCATCATGACATCCTTTGTCAGCCTCATATTTAAAACCACGTACAGATTTTGTTTTGATATATGATTTTAATTCATCAGAATAAAAATTAGAAATTTCTATTTTTCTATCTTGCATATATTTATTTAAATTATCAACCATATCCATTTTGTTTTGCAAAGTAAATGTTAATGGCTCATAATTTAATTCAGTAGTACCTTCATGATTTAATTTTTCATTCATTTGTTCAAACATTTCTTCTATTACTATTCCGTGTCCTGTAGCATCAAAATATAAATGTTCAAAATTAAAATTTCTTATTATATCTGGTAACAATAATATATCTTCTTCGCCGTCACGCCTATCTCTTAATCCAAAAAATAATGTATAATCTACATTTAACCAATCATACCAAAATCTTGTTGCTATTTTATTATCACTTGTCTCGGCAACAATGGTTAATACAGACGAGTCATTTACTTTTCCAAGATCTAATCCAGCATAATATTTAACATAATTAAACCCTTTATTATATCGTTCCAAATCATATGCCGAACTTATAATATCATCAAATTTAAAAGCATTATTTGTTTCAGTTACCCATTTACTTTCATATTGCATAGAAAATGCTTCTCTACTTATTATTTCTCGTTGCTGTTCAATATATCCTTCTGTATATCCTGCTCTATATGCTGCCTCTTCTGGTTTTATTCTTGGTACATCTTCGTGAGTTATTTTTAATTTTTTATAATTATTTTTTCCATTAAAAATATAATAAAAATGATTTCTTCCTCTTGGAGTTCCTACTTGAATTATAGGAGCACCATAGTGAGCTGCGAAAGGATAAATATCATTTTCTAATTTTGTGTCTGTGATATCCTGGCTTTCGTCTATTATTATTAATGTTGCCGTTTTACCAGTAATTTTTGATCCAGGAGAAGCCGACAACCATTTTATAAAACCGGTGTCTCTTTTTCTTTTTTTTCTAATTTCGGTATTTGTTATTTCCAAATATGATGATAATACTTCTGAACCAGAAATTATGTTTTTTATTTTCGAAAATAAATCTCGTGCTTGATCTTTAATTGGTGCAATAACATATATTGCTTGATCTTTATTAAACAACAATTGCCTAATTGCTAATATAGCACATGAAAAAGATTTTCCGCAATTATGAACTTTCAATCCATTAGCTATATACCAATGCTTAGATTCAACTTCCATATCATATACATGTAGTTTTTTATATTTTTTTATACTTTTTATTTTCACCCATTCGGAATAAGGTTGTTTAAACATATCGTCTTTTAATAACAAATGTTTTAAATAATTTTTTTCTTTTTCAGATTTAACACCAGAAGCAGAATATAATATAATATTGTCTATTATTCCATATATCTCCATAGTATTATCATTTTTTCTTTTTCTTGCCCGAACTCCAATTCTTTGAAAAATATATTTCGTAATTTCTTCTGGACATTTTTTAATAAATTTTATTAAAGTATAATATCTTGATGTATTAATTAATGAAGCAATATCTAATAAATAACGAACAAATTTTTTTAACTGTTTTGTACTAAACATTGTTATTACTTTTGGAACATTGTCTTGTCTTTTAAATTTATTATACCACATGAATAAATTATTTTTCTTATAATTTTCTTTTGGAAAAACATCAATGCACGTACTTCTATATCTTTTTATAGTAACACTTTCTTTGGTTACTCGTTTAATATGATATATAAGAGTATCTATATCGTCTATAAACTTCCCACGTATATTTTTTCCACTAATAAATAATTTTCCAACAAAAAAAGCAGCAAATAAATATAATTCCGAATTAGTAAACTTGCTTTTTAAATCAACATTTAATATTGGAGGCGAATAAATAACATCTTCTTTTATATTTATGTCTTTCAATTCTACCCATCCGCGATTCGTAAACAAAGCATGATCTTCTGTGCAAATTAACTGTTTAAAATTATCGGTTTTTACTTTATATGTCATTTTGTGACCATTTTGAAAACTATAAGAAACGTTTTTTATTTGTTCATATTTATTTTTTTTAGTTAAAACATATGTATTTCCAGCCAAACATTGTCTTGGAAAAACAAACGCTGTAAATGGATATTTTTCAGCCATAGTTATTAATTGTTCTTGATATCCTTCTAAATTGTATGGTGTAAAAGCTTCAACAAATTTTTTAGGTTTCATCAAATTAGCTAACGCTGTTTGTTCTTTGTCGTTCAAGTTATCAAAATTAATATTATCTGCTAATTCTTCCACTAAAAAGCCCAAATATTTTCATTATTTTTTTCAATCGGTTTGTTTTCGCTAGTTTTGTTGGGCGTTTGTTCAATCACACTATCGTTTGTTTCTTTGTTGTATTTAGTATAATTTTTTTTAATAATATCTTCAACAAAAATTTTTACTAATCTCTTTTTTAATTCACCAACAGCCATTTTAAATTCAAACTGTCTCTGATATCCAATAATACTTATAAATTCTTTTTCGTTGATATAATAAATTAAATGAATATTTGTTTTGCCATTTGCTTCTACCAACTCAACTTTTACAGTTTTCGCTAGAGAATGTCCTTCTAATATTAATTTTTTATTTATTTCTTTTTCCAAAAAAAGCGGAAAATCTTTTTTGCTAATTCTTGATGTTTTTGTTTCAATATTAACTTCGAAATCAGGTTCTCCAACAAAATCATCACTCATTTTCGTTTATCTCCATTTCTCTTGGCTCTATAAATATGGGAGTCATTTTATCATTATCTTCCAAATATTTTTTTATTTCTCTTATAACTTTGGGAGCACATTTACAATCAATATCATATATCATTTTAACTTTTACTAAATACTTCACAAATATAATATATGACCGAAAGCTTTATAAATCTTTTGCCAAACAATTAACGTTTAATTGTATCTTTTACCCACATATATTTTTTTTCATCGTGGCAAATTCTAGCAAACGAACACCATCCACACAATCTTGATGGTTGTGCATGAAATTTCTTATCTTTTATATCTTGTTTTACTTTAGCAACTTTTCTTAATGTGGCATTTATTGTGCGAGTTCCTAATTTTTCAAAAAATACATCATTTGATCTTGGAAAATATCCACCAATCCACGTTACATTTTCTTTTATATCTGGATGAGCATTAGCCAACAAGGCATAAATGCATAATTCAGGTCGCATAAAATGTATTTTGCTTTGTTTAAACACACCAGTTTTTATATCAATAACACAATACGTATTTTCATCCAATCTGTCTACTCTATCTATTATTCCGTTTAAACCTAATTTTGTATTTGCACATTGTTTTTCTCTATATGTTGGAACAAAATAATCTTTTATATCATACCCTCTGTTTATACACGAATGATATCTATTATATTCAAACTCTGCAAAATTTTCTAAAAAAAGCAAACAATTTTTATCTGGTTCTATTTTTTTTAAAATATTAAAAAAATATTCTATTGATATTTCATTGTTGTAATCTATTTTATCATAAAATTCATCTAAAGCATTATGTACTTTTATACCAACATCGGCTTCTGGTGACATTTTTTCTTCAAGCTTGTCTAAATAATGATATTTCCATTTTAAAGGACAAATTAAATATGTATTTATTGAGCTTTTACTCATTGTATTTTTCCAATCTAAACTTTTATCAAATTTCATTTTATCCGAGCACTCCTTGTCGTGTCTTCTTGGTTATCTTTCTTAATTTTATATCATCTATAGATAGATGTATTACATCTAATAATTTCTCAATTTTTTTAAATATCAAAACATCTGACATTTTATCATAATTAATTATAAAATTATCTTTAATTTTGTCTGTTGATTCATCATCTTCAAAACACAAAATATCTGTATAAGGATATTTGTTTGTTTTTGCTTGTGAAATATAAATATATCGTGGTTTTGATCCTATGTCGAACTGAGTATCAAGATATTTATTGGAATATAAAGCTCCTTTTATTGTTGCACCCCTTGTTTTATATTCTTCAAATGATTTTTTTATTGTGCTTGGTATTCCAATATCACTTATATCAACGGTTTTTATACTTTCTAAAACATCATTAAAATGATTAACTATATTTATTCTTTTTTCGCCATCTAAAATCATATCAATAAGGGTTTTTTGTATTTTAACACTAAATACAGAATTATCACTACGTTTAGCTCCGAATCCCATGATTATTCTTTTGTTACATTGTTGACCTTCCAACCATTCTAATTTTCCAGCATATGTTTTTTTAACATCTACAAATATCATGGGCGAAAACAATTTTTCAAATTTTATAAATAATTTACAATTTGTAATTTCAAATTGCAATAAATATTCTTTGTATTTTTCATTTAATAATTCTGCAATACTATACCCGATTTTTATTCGTTCTTCATAATTATCGTTGTCAATTAAAAACATACAAGAATCTGTATCTCCGTAAATAACGTCATATCCTTCTTCTTCTATTACTTTTTTTGTAAATTTTGTTATTCTTCTTCCAAGCCAAGTAACACTACCAGAAACTCTATTATCATACAATCTGAAACCCTTGTAAGAAAGTAATCCATACATTCCATTAGCTAATCTTTTATATGAATTTTGTTGGTTATCAAGCACATTATATTCAGGAGAATTGTATTCTTTTTCTTTCATTAATTTTTTAACTTTTGCACGTGTTTCTAAACAATATTTTAATATTTTGGGTATAAGACCAACGTTTTTTGTATTAAACGAAATACCATTTCCAAGTTTAACATCTCCGTTTTCATCTATTGTTTCAGGAGACATATCACAAGATAAAATTATAGAAGGATATAAACTTAACAAATCTAAAATTGCAACATGTTTATGTACTCCTTTTAGTGGTTGTTCCACATGTGCTCCTTTTATTTTTTCATTCTCATATTCTTTTTTTGTTGGCAATACCAATCCATCACTAAATCTAAATAAATTTATATCGTGCATTTTATTAACAGACAACGTGTCTCCAATATCGCACCCAACAACTTTTCGCATTTCATCATAAAAAGATATAATTTTGCATTGTTTGTCTAATTCAACACATAATTCAACATCACAGACATTATAATAAATATGTTTTTCTAAATCAGTCTGCCATGTATCAAGTCCTTCTTTTATTTTTGTTATGCCTAACTCTTCTTGAGATACATCTTTCAATTTAAGACTTTTCATAACATTTTGTTGTAATTTGGCATATGCTGGTAACATATCAAAACAAGATAATCCTTTAATTGTTATATTATATTTTTTTTCTCTTTGAAATAAATAAACTTTGTTTAATGGAGAAAGCGAACTATAATTTATTCTCAACAATCTTGCTCTGTTTATTAAATAAGGAATATCATATGAATTTGATGACCATCCTGTTAAAATATCAGGAGATATTACCTTTATAAATTTTATAAAATGTTTCAACATATCCCGCTCATTATCAAAACAATTAACAGAATGTTCATATATTGTTTTGTTTTTTCTTCCAATAAATTTTCTTTTTTCTTTTTTTCTTTTTAAATCAGAACGTTGTACAAATGTAATATATTTATTTAAATAATTATCATATGCGCTTATACAAGTTACTTCACACTTTGTATCGGCAACATTCAAAGAATCTCTTGAAAATACAGTTTCTATATCAAAATAAACAATTCTCGGAGAAATATTAAAATTAACTCCTTCTTTTTTATCAGTATCATATCCACTATAAATATTTTTATCTATTCTAAATCTATTTGTATACTTTAAATCTAACTCAAACGATTCATTTATAATATTTCTATAAGCTCTAATATGCGATTGTTGTTTCATAGTAATACGTTTTACTTTATCACCATATATTGTTAAATATCCATTTTTTATTGAATGAATATCTGGATTTTCATATAATTTCTGATCTTCTTTTGCATAAAAATAAGGCAAAAAATCTTGTTCAGAAAATCTATATTTAACACCATTTTCATCTCTGCCATAAATATAAATAACAGATTTGTTATTTTCTACAGAATCTTCAATTTTCTGAACACAAATATTCAAATATATTTCAACTCAAATATTTTTCACGCAATAAACATTTATTGCATTTTCCACACGGAGTATCGCTTTTATCATAACAAGACCAAGTTTTATCAAAATCAATTTTTAATTTTTTTCCTAAACTTATTATCTGACTATAATTATAATTAATAAATGGCACATTTATTTTGATACTTCTTCTATATGGCAAACCATATTCCACTATCTTATTAAATAATGAAACAAACAAACGATTATATTCTGGATTATTAAGACTATCTTTTTCATGTAGCCCAATATAAATATTAACTGGCGAAGATTCTGTTCCAATTTTATAAGCAATGGCAACAGCTTCTGTTAAAATACGTGTAATCCATAATGGGATATAATCAAATGTTGTTTTTTTATTACGCAAATCTCCTAAAGGAATTTTAATATCATCAAATACCAAAGAATTTTCATTTATCGCTGAAAAATTTTTATGATTCAACATGTATTTATTTTCAATTTTATTTTTATATTTTTCACACAAATATTCTATAGATTCTATTTCTTTTAAATTTGCTTTTTGACCAATATCAGAATAAATTATATTGATCTTGCCTCTTTCCTTTGCTATTTTTTCAAATAAAATAGCTGAACTAATTCCTCCGCTAACACACACAATTGTTTTCATTTAATCACCTAAAAAAAAAGATTATCGATCATTTGGAATAATCATCATCAACATAATCATCGTCGTCTGTAATGATCGGTGGTATAATATAATCTTTCCTTAAACTTTTTTCTACAGAATCTACCCACATTACTCCAGAATCATTAAAATACAATGAAATTTTTCCAGAAATGTTAGAGAACACACTACCAATATGTGCTCTATATGCAAAAGAAACGTTTTCTTTTTTATTTCTTGTTGCTTTTATGTTTTCAGATATTGTTGTTGTGGTATCACAAAGATTAACTATAAATTCGTCTCCTATTTCAAATTTTACAGTTTTATCTTAAAGTTTTTATATCTGAAATTATTCCCTTTATATCTTCTGAATCAAACTCTACTTTTAATGTTAATTCTTCGCCTTTTATTTTAGGATAATTAACATAGTCATATTCAAAAAAATTCTCACTATTAAGTTCTTCTTCTATTGTTGTAATAATGCTTATTGTCTTTTTGGGTTTTTTTCTTAATATTGTTAATTTATTATTATCCAAACTGACTGTCACAAAATCATCATTTTTCATAGAAGCTATATATCCTAAAACTTTCGAAATACTTGGAATACATATAGGTCCTTCGTCTTTTACGTTTTTAATATGCGTTTCGTTTTCACCATCTATTGCTGCCATTTTCACTATTTGAAATAATGTATTTGTTTTATCCATTGCCACAACAGACAAACCCCTGCTTTTGACATTAATTGTAATTTTATCAAAAACCGTCTCTCCGAATCCTTTTATTTGTACAGTCTTTAAAAACATGTCAAAATCTTTAACGCTTATTTCAAAACTTGTCATTGTTCATACCTATAGTATATTCGCTTTTAATAATTCAAAACTTTCTTGCCATGCTGTTCCGTCAATTCGAACATTATATTGTTTCATTTTCTTCTGAATAAAAATATCAGTTAGAATTTGAAGTTCTTCAAGAGGTCCTTTAAATGCATCGGTTTTTTCTAAAAATTTATCAACCGTTGTTCTTCCCTCATCATCTTTTTTAAATTTAATATAATGTGTTAATGTTGCATACACAATATATTTCGAATTTTCCTCTGTTACTGTAACATCATCTTCCATCATTCAATCGCCTTCATTCTTTCATCTTTATTAGCTATATCTGTTTCTAATCTTGAAATCAAACTTCTCCATTTAGGAAGTTCTGTATATTTATTGTTAATTGTTTTTACTAATCCCACGTTATATACTTTTTCTTCTAACGTAATATCATTTCTTGATTTTTTTATGATTCCTTTAAACAAGATTGTTTTTACTCCTGTTTCTTCATCGTGATTCTCATCTCTGCTCATTTCTATTCTATGAGTTACTAATTTTGGTATTTCCTCAAACCATTTTGGATCATATATAGTATCATATTGTATTCCGTTTTTATATAGCATTTCTCGTTTATAGTGTGTAACAAATACTTTCATACAGTCAAATCTCATAAATGTGTCTATAACTGCATCGTGTTTTATTCTTCTAACTTCCCACGCATTTGTAGGAACCATTTCGTGGTAATTTAAATCCAATTCTTCTTTCATTGCATTTTTACATATTTCTAATAGCTTGGCACATGTATCGATACAAATAAGTTTAATATCTTCTGGTTTAAATTTCTTATATAAAACATCTAAAAGCAAAATTATATTTTCATGTGTTTTTGAATACGATAATTTATTATTTTCATATTGATACGGATTAATAACTATAATATTCGGATCATTTTTGTGGTATGCACTCTTTAAAATACTATTAGATGTATCAAGATCAAAAATAACTATTTTTTTTCCAGCTTCTTTTTCTTCTTCTGTTCGAGAATCCATAACAATACCAGATTTTCCAGTACCATCCAAACCATAAATACCCAAAACAAGTTCAGAGCTGTTTGTTGATTTTGTTAATTCTTGAAATATTCTTTCTTCTTCTTCTGTAACAGAAGGAGAATAAGAAGAAACGATTGTTTCTTTCTCATTTGATTTTGTTTGTGCATCAGTAAACGGGTTATCTTTTGTCATACAAATCACTTAGAAAAATTCATCATCGTCCGTAGTTGTATTTATTGTGTTGTTTACAATAACTGGTTTCTCTACATTATCAACCTTTTTGTCCACAGTATTCACTGGTGAAACTACTTCTGCCTCAACTCTTAAATCTGGAGTAGAATGAAATCCCATCAAATCCATTCCCAATTTTCTAATTGATTCAGATTGTCTTTTTAATTCACTATCCCAATTATCAATTGACGGTCTAAAAACAACAATAAGACCACTATCTTCGGCAAAATTAATATACTTGTCTAATCCCTGGTTAAATCTCGCTTTTATTTCGCTAGTATCTACGTCTGCTGTTCTCATGATATCATCTAACAAAAATGTACACTTACCAATTTTGTCTGGTTTTAAGAACATACTAGACACGGTTATATCTGTTACAAAAAACGGAATTTTATATGCTCCTCGTCTGATATTCAAAATATCGTCTTTTGATAGTTTTCCGAACCATTCATCAATCTCTTCCACATCAACAAAAAACTTATATTTTTTAGCAGTTTCTCGAATAAGTTCGTCTAATGGCGGTGTTGGTATATCAGTTAATTCAAATTTTGTAGCAACCGATTGTCCAAAAATAAAATATTTCTGTCCTTCTGGTGTTTTATTATTAACATCAAACACATATAATTTCTTTGTATTTAATTCAATATCTACTCCTTTATTAACAATCATTGTGGCGAATTTCCAAAGCTTTGTGTTTTCCATATAAGAGGCAAACACAAGATTTCTCATCCACATACCTTCTTCTCTAAAATTTCTATTTTTCATTTTATCAAATAATAGACCATTTTCAGATATAATTCTATTTTTGACTGCATCATCAAATCTTCCTATATCGTTCAAAGCAAATATTGGTAAAGAACCATTCACAGATACAAATTTTAGTTTGTATTCTTGTTCTGCTGTATCTATGCTATTATTCCTCTTTGATTTGTCCATATCACTTTCTCCAGTATCCGCAATAAGAACACCATAAAATTTAGTTGTGTTTAGCTTTCGTCTTCTTCTATTTTTGTTATATGCAATATTTATTGCTTGCACTTTTATTTTATCAGCATCCGCGGTTGGATTTTTCTCCTTCAAAAGTTCAAACTCTTCTTTGGCAAGAGATTTCATTTCATCGACGGTGATGCCAATTTGATTAGCTAATTGAGCCATTCGTTCTTCTAACATATTTATTTCACCAATTTTTTTCTATAACATAATATGTAATCGAAAAGCTTATAAAGTTTTCGTAGGATACTAACTTTTATGTTTGAAAAAAAAATAATGACTTGGATAAAAAA